TAAGTTTCCGGAAGATGAGCCTGTCTGGTATGTAGAGTATTGGGAACCGGACTATTATGAAATATCCGTCAATGGCAGAATCTTGCCATCTGGAAAAGTAGATCCATACTCTGGCGAAATGATTATGTACCAAGGAGCCCACGAGTACGGCGGTGTTCCTATTATCTACAATCCTCACATTCGGGCTACTGGCTTCTATGGCGATAGCCTGATTACAAATAATGTGCAGGGTATTGTTGAAGAAATGAATAAACGCGTGGCTGATTACGGGGATGCAGTATCGGACGATAGCCACAAATTTTATGTTATCAAGAGTGCATCTGGACGCCCAGAAGTTTATGAACTTGCACCTGGCTTACGCGTTGTCCAGCTGCCCCCAAACCCATCCATTACTGGAAAAGAGCAGCCTGCCGACATGGAAGAACTAGGCACTTCTAAAGCCTCTTCATCCATGAAGGAGCTTACAGTGGAGCTGTATAACCACTTCAGGCGTGAGGCTTTTATTCCAGCCGTTGCGGATGGCGAGGACGAAGGTAGTCAGAGAAGTGCTTTGACCCTGGCAATGCGCATGTGGCCTCTTTTGTCTCATACCCAGATGGAAAGAATACACTGGAGTGATGCGCTAGCTCTTTTAGATCATTATATTTTAAAGATTGCCCAGGTCAAAAATGTAACCGATGTACCTGAGGATGTTATGGACATGCGCATTGAGCGCAAGTGGCAACCCACGCTCCCAAGAGACCGTGAAGTCTTTATCAATGAGATCGTATCTAGGGCTGGAGCTCATCTGGGTAGCCTTGAGCATTTATTGTCAATGCTCGATGATATTGAAGATCCTACTGGAGAAATAGAGGTTATCAAGAAGGAACTAAAAGAGTTCGGCAAGATAGACTCCGATCTCCAGAAAGAACGAATGACTGAGCAGGCTAAATTGCAAGCAGCAAACCAGCCTGCATCTAAACCCGCAAACAAGGAGAAACCGAATGTCCGACCAAACGGCAAATAGCGAGGATGTATCCGATAAGGAAACCATCACCGCAGTATCCGGAAGCAAGACCGCTGCTGAGTGGGAAGCTGCATATAAAGGTTTGCAAGCTGCCTACCAAAAACTGAAAACCGCTAGCGATACCAAGATCACAAGTCTTGAAACGCAGCTGGCTACAGTCCAGACTGATCTGGAGGGACTCAAGCAGGGAATTACATCAAAAGACGCCCAATTAGGCGTCCTACAGTCACAAGTAGAGAAACTTAATCAAGAAAAAACCACTATCGAGGCTGAAAAGAGCAAAGTAGTAAAAGGGCTCAACCGAACCAAGCTTGTCTTGTCTGACTATCCCGAGCTTGCCAGTTTCGAGGCGCAAGGCTTATTGCCCGATGCCGAGGACGAAGAAAAGCTGAAAGAGCTTTTTGGGAAGTTCAAAGACACGATGAATGCCAGGGTTGGTTCTGATCTGAAGAAAGAAATAGCTGGCACTGTTCCTACTGGGAAAGCCAAGACAAGTGCTTCTGCAAACACCTCCGTAAGTGGAGATGGCGAGTCAGAGGAATTTGTTTACCAGAAAATGCTTGAAACAGCAGGACGTGACGATGCAGCTTTTTCTCAGTGGCAAGCCAAATATGATGCTCTTATAGCCAATAAGAAGTAATCTTTTGACGGAGTAAATAAAAATGGCTGATCCTATTACCGATTACTATGCTGATAATCCTGTCGAGGTTCTCGACAAGAACCAGCGAGTTTGGTATGACCCCGACGTTCTGCTTCTGTTCCGCAAGCGCGCACTGTTCTCCAACATCACGACCTACACGCGCAACTTAGGCGATGTTCGGGCTACCTCAATGGTTGTGTCTCAGATCCTTGAGCCACATTCCAACTTCAATGCATTGGCAACTCGCCAACTGTGGCTACCTGCCATGCACGTTGATAGTCGTTCTGTTGAAATTACCTTCCAGCATCACGGCGGCAAGGTTGCCTTGCACGAGTATGATGATCTTGTGACTTACTGGAAGGCCGATGCCCGCGGTGGTCTGCGCGGTATCCTCAATCGTGTTCTAGGTATTAACATCGTTGACGTTCATGACTACCTGGCGCGCAATGCCATGATCCAGGGCGCTCTGGAACAGACCGGATATGTCTACTACGCTGGTAGTGCAACTGACTTTGATGACATCGATGCTGCAGACGTATTCAAGCCCGAATACGCCACCGAGATCCAGCTTGGTATGAAATATCGTGAAGTCGCTGGCGCGCTCAACCCCGATGGTTCCGCTGGCGCTGTGGTTTGCTATACCAGCCCTGGCGTGATCTTCGACTTGCAGAAAGATCCGGACTGGGTGGAAGTTGCCAAGTACGCTGATCCTGGGCGTCTCTTCCGATACGAGGTTGGCAGTTACAAGAACGTGCGCTTTGTGGAAAGCCCCCGCCTGGTTCTGTGGAATGCTGGAACGGTTGAGTTCCAGTGTGCGCTTTCTGCTGCAGCTCATGCTGGCGATGGTTCTCCAAACCCTGGGGCAACCAAGGTTGATGGCACTTACATGGTTGGTCAGACCAGCGATGGTATCGTTCACTACCTGCAACTGGCAGCCGTTCCCATCACAGGAACCCTGTTGGCGAATGTTCAGGTGAATGACATCATCTCGATCCATATTGCACGTACCAGTGCGTATGGTGTAACCAATGGTCTTGATCCCTTCGATGGGCGTGTTCACAACCGCCGTGTTGTGTCTATCGACACGGATAATGATCGCATCTCCCTGGACAAGCCGATCATGTTGGACTTTGCGACTGATCTTGGCTCAGGCGTCTATGGCTATGTGACCAAGGGCTTCAACGTTCACTCCTCGATCTTTGTGGGCGCTCCACAAGGTATCGTGACTGGTGTTGCTGCTCCTATCCGTCTGCACACTCCTCCACCCATCGATGACCTGGAAAGCATCTATCGCTATTCCTGGAATGATCGCATGGGCCACCAGCCCTATGCTCCCGAAGTGTTTGAGATCGTGTTCTCTGCTGGCGCTGTTCGCTTCAAGGGCGGCTTAACGGTGTAAATATGACTACTCTGACAGAGCTGCGTGAACGTATCTACCGTGTTATCGCTGATCCGAGTGCTTCTCAGTTTTCCTCGGACTTAGTAGACGATGGTATCCGCGCGGCTTTGGAAGCTGTACTCCCTTGGGTTTTCAAGAAAAGTGTCGAAACGTTTGATGGCGATGGCGTCGAAGCATCGTATGATCTTCCCGAAGACTGTTATCGCGTAGTTGCCGTTTTTGATGAAAGTTCTGGGACGTATATCCCTCAGAACACCATGAGCGCAAATACTTCCCCTGGAGAGAATATCGTTTCCAACCAGGACTGGATGGAATATCCTCATGGAGAAATTAGCTTTGCTAATCCTATCGAGGACGGCAAGACGATCACAGTGCATTACGGTGCTATCTGGGAAGCCCCAGTAGATGACGATGATGATATAGAGGCTCCTACCTGGCTGCATAGAGCGTTGGTTTACTATGCAGCCTCGTATGCTCTTCTGGAGAAAGCGTCTTCTTCCTCAAATATTCGACAATGGAATGTTCAGATCGATAGCGGTACTCCTATAATGAACCCAATGCGAGATATGTCCACCTATTTCCTGGAACGTTTCAGGATTGAAATGGAACGCGTTCCAGCGGTTGCAAAGGGAACCTATGGCTAAACATATCGTTCCAATGGTTATTGATCGTTTGGTAAGTGGCCTTACTGCGGCGTGCATCACAAGTATTCCTCACAGTGATCCAACCCGCCTTAATGAGATCAAGGCAGGTAGGTACCAGGAAGATCCTAATTCAAAGATGCTACGAGCCTATGTAATGGGCGGTGACTTGGACGATCCAAACCTGATGGATGGTATTGTTTCACTAAGGGATAGTCAATCCAGCCGAGTTGGTTTCTTTGTTGAGCCAAGGGAAATTGGTGGTACACAGATGTGGTACAGGAGAGGCATTGTCGGTCTAGAGTTCTTTTTCATCGTAGAGCAACTGCCAGAGGTTACAGCCAGAGAACAGGCTTACACGATCCTGGGACGCTTTCAAAGCAATATAGAATTGATAGCCGTCTCAGATCTACAAGACGACTTCGGGGAACATGCTATCAAGCTGTTCCATACCCAAAATTCGTTATATCAGTCCGGAGGACCCCCGACCTCTTATCTCTGGAGAGGCAAGCTGGTTTGGGAGTGTCTGACGGAAAGAAAATGGTAGTAAAGAGGTAATAATGGCAACTACTGCACAAGCAGGAATTTTCGGTTTTGGGCCACAGGGCGCGATGGAGCAAGTAGCCTCCCAGTTCTGGAAGCACAAAGCCACGCTCATTGACCTGGGCGTTTTAGATGACATTCGGGTTGGACCGCTTGAAATTGGCTCCGGCCCGTTCCCAACCTTCCCTTATAAGGCAGGTTATATCGTTGGAGGCGGGGTAGAGATGCAGCCTCGTCTTGAGGACAGCCTGGGATGGCTGCTGTATTCCGTGATGGGTGATGTGTCCACCGGCGCTCCTTCGCCAGCTGGTGTTTATCCGCACACCTTCAAACCTCTCGTCTCCGATCAATCCTTTGTGCGTTGGCTTAGCTTGAGAAAATATATCCCAATGCGTGAAGGTGA